TCATTTTGGTAGCGGCAATGAATCCGTGACCGTGCGATTAACAGATACGGGTGATTCTCCAAAAACATAATGAACTTTGAGCGTTAAACCGTCCTCCGTAGAGATGGCAGTTATCTTTTTTATGAGTGTGTGGAAAATCTCAAACTTGAGATCGAGGCTAACAGTGGATGAATCTGTTAGCTTTTTTTTTATTTCGTTTAAAATCTCCAATGTAGTCTCCTGTTGGTCGAATGTCGCCGATGCTTCGCCACGGCTTTTCAGTGCGGATAGTTCAAATTGTACCGTGCTTTTCTTGTCTGCGACTTTTCTAAGCTGCTTTTCTACCTCTTCAAATGTAATCAGTTTTGCACGGTACACGTCCATAACGCGCTCGCGTTCGTTCTCACATTCTGCGAGCTGCATCTCTAACAGGTGTATTTGCTTGGCTGATTCTGTGGCCTTGCCTCGGTTTGCCGCTATCGCTTCGACAACCATGTTGGGATTGTTGATGTACTGCATACAATCTTCCCATACTTCACTTTCGACCCAGTCCATATTGACAGCTAAGGCGGTACATTTTTCTCTCCCCAGTTTTTTATACATGCGCTTTCCGTTGCATGTGTAATATCTTGTGCCCTTGTCGTTGACTCCGACATAGGTGCTGTCACATGCCGCACACTTAATAAGCCCGCGCAACAAGTATTTCGTTTTCGCGTTACGCATTGCAGTGAGCTGATTGTTGTGCATCACCTCCTGCGCCTCATCCCATATTTCCTTTGAGACGATGGCGGGTACTTCACGTTCAATCAGTTCTCTCCCGTGTGGAGAACGTTTGCCGTACCGATGCACGCCGTAATACGTTGTGTTTTTTGCGATACACAGGACGCGTCCCGTGAACCAAATACCGCGCGTATGCTTGTGTCGCTTTCCTTTGATTCCGCGCAGCACATAGGAAGGGGGGATTCCTAGACTGTTAAGACGGTGTGCCACAGCGATAGACGACATCTTCTCTTCGGCAATCAGCCGGAAGATCAGACGAATAACATCCGCCTCCGACATCCCCCCTGTCCCCGGAATCTCTGTTTCGTTGACCTCTAAGAACCGATCATCATTGACAATGTATCCGTAGGGGACAATACCGCCGAGCCATTTTCCGGCCGCAGCTGCACGGTTTGCTCCCAGCTGCATCCGCTGCAAGATGTTGCTCCGCTCTAAGTCTGCGACGCCTGCAAGAATCGTCAAAAGGAATCGTCCAGACGGGTCACTCGTATCGAATGGCTCTGTCATAGACTTTAGCTTTACATTGTATCGCTCTAAGTCATATATCGCATTGATTATGATGCGTGTTACGCGGCCGAGACGGTCGAGCTTAAAAACGAGGAGCGTAGAAAAAAGCCCCGCTTTTGCATCGGCTATCAGCTCTGCGCCTGCGGGGCGTTCTTGCAGGGGAATAGTCCCCGTTATTCCATCGTCTTTATATATCTTGACGATAGCTATCTGATTGAGTTCGCAGTACTTTTCCGCGTATTCAATCTGTGATTCGATTGTCCCGCGCTCTGCTTGGTCGTCGGTCGAGACGCGGCAGTAGACGGCGGCTGCCTTGATTTGTTCTGTGAAATTCATTGTGTACTCCGTATATGTTGATTGGATAAAGGTGTTCGCTAGACACCTTTATTTTTATGCGGTTTTTACTGTCGTTCTTACTTCCTGCGTGACCGAATCAACACGTAGAGGTAGAACAATAAGGTGAGGAACGCGCCGATCAGCAACACTATCGTCATGCCAATCAAGGCGAGACGCCATGTTTCGGCTGGCATCAACATGTTTCCGATGCATGAGATCAGCGTGTATGCAATCAGCATCTTTAGGCAATAGAGATGCTGGATTACACCTGCTTTGTTGAGTGTAGCTGTGATGATTGTGGAAAGGAGCAAGAACAGGAGTGTTTGTCCTGCGCTTGCTCCAAGCAAATCAATCATGGGTTAACATCCACAAGTGGGGCTGAAGGTTCCGTCGCAGCATTTTGTCCGTCCGTTCTCGCATCCACATACACCTTTGTGGTGACTGCAGCAACCACGTTTGAGGTATATCATGCGATGGTTATAGGTGCCGACAATGGAGCCAAGCTCCGGTGGTGCCGCTTCAGAGGCAAGGACAAAGTTCGCAATAGAACCTTCTTCTGCTTGCGGTGTTGCGGCAAATACCGTAGGGGACAACAGCGCCACAAGCAATGTTGTGAGAATAGAGATGCGTTTCATTATTCTTTCTCTCCCTTCATATCTACCATCGGCAGGCGACCTTTCTCAATATGTTTTGCGGCGTCTTTTAGGACTTTGATGTTCGTAAAACCATTTTGAAATAAAATCTGCGCTGCACGAATAGAATAACCGTCATCGGGGCATGAGCAAAAGATCATGTAAGCCTTTGACTTATCTTGCTCAGCAATGAAGTCATCAAGAGGTTTCTTCTTGTATGGATTAATCCATATTTCGCCAGGGACTTCCTTCTTGCTTCGCTCTCTGCTTTGTTCTGAACGGACGTCAATTACCTGCACAGCATCAGGTGCTTTTAAGTATTCCTTGAGCGTTATGAAGGAATATTCAACTTGCTCTTTTTGTTGTGACTGCTCAGCTGATGTGGCATTGAAATTCAGCAGGATGAGCAACAATAGAATAGGGATACGTAATAGGTTCATTTTGTCTTCCTTCCTGTGATCTTCTGTATGTTAGTCATTAAATTAAAAAGAATAATCGTAGGCATTTTTTTCTAATTCATCATGATGCTCAGATGCGTAATTGCAAATTGTTTTGAACATCATATCACCCCATGTATTGGGTTGAATTTTATATACGAAATCATTATGGTATTCCTGTATTTTGTTTCCGTCCTTGTCATAGAAGGATATTATATGAGTCGTTTCGCTTCGATCTGGAATAGAATAAGTCTTATAGGAAATGCTGTGATGTAGAGTAAAAAAATGAAAATCTTTGAAGTCTTCTGCAGCTATCTTTGCTCCTCTCTCCGTATAAAATGTTTTTTCCCAAAAGGAAATTTTTGTAGTGTCAATTGTAGTTTTTGAATAGTCTAGCGGGTCGTGCTTTATGTTATAGTGAATAAATAATTTATCAAAGAAATATGCACACTCATTATTTGAGCTAATCCATTGCCAGTTTTCAGCATACCCTACACTCGTCGATAGAACAACAAACGCAGTGATCAACAGTGAGAGCACTTGCTTTTTCATGGCGATTACCTCCTTTAATGTGACCATGCTTCAATCTCGTCCGCTGATTCGGGGCGGTAGAGATCGTTCCCTAAAATATGTGCAAGCTCGTGTTGATACGTCTCTATATTTGTTTCCCTATTGTGGCGTGAGTTGAGCACAATAGTTGGATCGCCGTTCTCATCCGTTACAACGAATCCTTTGACCGCAACGGGCAAGTCCCGCAAGACTGTTCTTACCTCAGTAATCATAGTCTCCGCGCTCCTTCGCTTTCTGATATTCAACAAAGCGCCGCACTTCCTCGATCGATTCCTTGCTGAGTCCACGCGACGCATCAAAAAGAACTCTGATGTTGGGGTTCTCTTTCATTTCATTGGCTATGGCGGCTACTTCTGGGTCGTCGTAGTAGGATGTTGGGAAATCTTCTTCTAAAAAATAGCTTTTTCCTAAATTGAAATGATCTGCTATTTTTTGTATCACACCCATTCGTGGCAAAGAGATTTGAAGCAGCCATTTCCCTACGGTAGATTCGCTTACACCTAATATTTTACTTAACTCAGCTTGATTTATATCGCGTTCTTCCATAACTCGTTGTAGGCGAGCACTAAAGAGTTTTTTGAGTTCTTCGGTATCAGGCATCTGTATCACCACCTTTGTTTGAAATTATAGAATATTATTCTACACATGTCAAATAAAATCCAATTATACTAGAAAAAAATTCTTGACACTAGAAATAAAATCTAGTATTATTGGGGTGGAATGAGGGAGAAAGGAGGTTACAAATGTTTCAAATATCGTTAAAAGCGGCAAGAGTGAACGCTGGACTTACCATTATTGAAGCAGCAAAAGCCCTTGGGATATGCAAGGAACGGGTTATGAAATATGAACGGACTCCTGGCATTGTAAATCCTATATACCAGAAAAAAATTTCTGAGGTGTATAAGTGTCCGATTGATTGTATTAAATTTACCTAGAAACTAGAATTTAATTCTAGTTTTGAAACAAAGGCACCTCCATTTGGGAGGTGCCACGTACCAGTGTTGTGTGAATGCTTAGTGTCTGTGACCTCTAGCCCCGGTGTGGGGGTTAGTGTTACCGGAATGGCTCCAGTTGTTGTCTCGGCTACTGTCAGGATTGCTGCGGTAATGACCATTGACATGGGTTCCGTCGGAACGATCATAGCCGCTGACATAGACATCGGCACTTGCCGTGCTGGGCGGTACGAATGCCGTCACAACGAGGGCAAGGATAGGAATAACAAAAAGCAACTTTTTCATATTGCTGTTCCTCCTTTAGACACTGGCACATACAAATTATACCACGATTAGAGTAAGACGAAAAGGCCCGCGAGAGGCAAAGGAGGTGAGGGGATGGAGGAGGTTAAGAAGACTCGAAAGCCTCGCAAACCGAGGTACAAGCTCACTCTCGTGAGCGAGCCCGGAACCGGCTCGCCCGCTGAGATGTGGTCGAAGCTGGCGAAGGCGGTGCTTGGTCGGGACGTGAAGTTCGTAGACAAGGAGGTGTGCAAATGATCGGTAAAAAGATCATCACAGGCTGTGTCCTCGCGGGGCTAGCAATCCTCTGCGCAGGAGCGTGTAATCCGTGGGACGATGGACACGCTGTTCTCGTCGAGGAGGTCTATGTCGTCCGCCCCGGCGATACGCTCTGGGGCATCGCTGAGGAGTACCTCGCCAAAAATACAGCAACAAGGCGGTATATCCTCGAATACAAGGAGGGGATATACGAGAATAATCCCTGGCTTGTAGAGCGAGGAGGGCTGATTCGGCCCGGAGATAAATTGACCCTCACATACTGGGTCAAGAGTGAGGAGGAGCAGGAATGAACACTTACGAGGAGCGACAGGAAGCACGCCGCGAGCGATATTTGAAGCGCGCCGAAAGGGCACGTGCTGAATCCCGTGAAGGGTGGCAGCGGGCAAGGGAAATGAGCGAGGTAATACCGTTCGGACAGCCGATCCACGTCGGACACCACTCCGAAAAGGGGGATCGTGCGTATCGGGCACGTATTCGCGCAACGTCCGAAAAGGCGTTCCGATTGGATGAAAAAGCTGACTACTACGAGCAGAAGGCGGAAAGTGTCGGTAAGGGCGGCATCAGCTCGGACGATCCGGATGCCATCGAAAAGCTCAGAAAGAAAGTCGAGTCTCTCAAAGCCTATCAGGAGCACATGAAATCCGCGAACCGTGCGATCCGCATGAAGGACACGGCAAAAGGGAATGTCAAGCTGGCAGAGATGGGGTTTACTGAGGAAGATATTGCAAAGCTGCGTGAACCTGTCTATGGACGTATCGGCTTCCCATCGTATGAGATCACAAATAACGGTGCCAACATCCGCCGCATCGAAGCTCGTATCAAGGAGTTGGAACAACGTACCGAGATGGAGCCGGAGCACATAACAACTGATTTATACGAGCTGAAAGTCGAAGATAACCGCGTGCAGTTTATCTTTGACGGTAAGCCGGATGAAGATGTGCGAAACATCTTGAAAAGTAATGCGTTCAAATGGTCTCCGTCAAGAGGCGCGTGGGTACGTCAGGCATCGGGGAACGGGCTTTTTGCCGCACGGCAGGTAAGGCGACAGTTGGATAAGATGGAGGAACAGCCATGACGAAGTGGCAGACGCGGCGCGAGATTGTAAGCCCGCCGCTGACGATGCACATTGTTTTCCGCATCGTTGACGGTGTGGAGGAGCTGGACTGCCCGCATTATGCCACGTTGGATGAGGCGCTTGCACGGGTGCGGGAGCTCAACGCAAAAGAAAAGCGCCCAAAGCGGCGGCAACCGCTCTGAGCGCAGGGCAATAAAGCTATACCGTGAGTATATCACGGATGAGGAGGAATAGCAAACATGAGATACAGGGTAAGTTTCCGTATTGAGGGGGCTGTCGAGGTAACAGCCTCATCTGAGGAGGAAGCAGAGCAGATCGTCGAGGATATGGAGCGCAGCAAGATGCTTGAGCTTTTCGACTTCGACGAGCAGGGATTCTCGGCGGCGGCGTATGAGATGGATGAGGAGGAGTGATGGCTAAGCTGATTATGTCCGTCGCAGAGATGACGGACGAGAAGAAGTGGCTTGAAGCACGGAGCACAGGAATTGGCGGCAGCGATGCCGCTGTCATCGTTGGTCTCAACCGCTGGAAGTCGCCCTTTCAGCTCTGGCTTGAAAAGACAGGGAAGGCAGAGCCGGATGATCTCTCTGAGAACGAATACGTCTACTGGGGCAAGGTGCTCGAGGAGGCGGTCGCAAAACGATTCTGTGAGCTGACAGGAAAGAAGGTGCAGCGACGCGGGCTCTTGCAGATGGATGGTTGCCCATACATCATAGCAAGCGTCGACCGTATGGTCATTGGCGAGAACGCGGGCCTTGAGTGCAAGACCTGCAACGGCTTCGCGGCGAAGGAGTGGGAGGACGACGAAGTCCCCGCCGCCTACTATGTGCAATGTCAGCACTACATGATGGTCACGGGCTGCGAGCGGTGGTACATCGCGGTGCTCATCGGCGGGAATAGGTTCGCGTGGAAGGAGATTCCACGCAATGACAAAGAGATTGATCTCCTGTTCCAAGCAGAGACTGAGTTCTGGCATAAGGTGCAGGAAGGTATCATGCCGGAGGTGGACGGAAGCGAGAGCTGCAAGGATGCCCTCGTCGCAGAGTTTCGGGGCGGCATCGCTGAGCCGTTAACGCTTCCAGGCATGGCAGTGGGGATCATCGAGCAAATCCGTAAAATCGAGGATGCGAAAAATGACCTCGAAAACAACAGCGAGTTCTATAAGAATCAGCTCCGCAAGATGATGGGGAGCTACGAGCTCGGATATGCGGGAGATTACAAAGTCTCATGGAAGGCACAGGCGGGGCGCACAACCATCGACAGTAAGGCACTCAAAGAAAAGGAGCCGGAAATCTACGCCAAGTATGCCAAGCAGGGCAAGCCGACCCGAGTACTGCGGATCAGCTGATAAGGAGAAGGGAGAAATCTATCATGGCAAGTGTAAAAGGCGGCGCAATCCAGAAAGCGCAGGAACAGAAGACCGTGGCGGCACAGCAGCAGAAGTCAATCAAAGACCTCATCATTTCGATGGAGGGGCAGATCGCGAAAGCACTGCCCTCCGTCCTTACCCCCGAACGATTCACCCGCATGGTCCTCACGGCCCTCAGCGCGAATCCAACCCTGCGAGAATGCACACCGAACAGCTTTCTCGGAGCGATGATGCAGGCAGCGCAGCTCGGTGTCGAACCGAATACGCCGCTCGGGCAGGCTTACCTTATCCCGTATAAGAATCACGGCACGCTTGAGTGTCAGTTCCAGCTCGGCTACAAAGGGCTTCTTGATCTCGCATACCGCAGCGGAGAAGTCACAATCATCCAGGCGCATGAAGTCTACGAGAACGATACGTTTGAGTACGAGTTCGGGCTTGAGCCAAAACTAAAGCATGTTCCGGCAACGGGGGATCGCGGTGCGGTCACGCACTATTACGCGATGTTCAAGACCAAGAGCGGCGGCTATGGGTTCCACGTTATGAGCCGGGCTGAGGTCGATGCGTTTGCCGTGAAATATAGTCAGGCGTACAAGAAGGGATATCAGACACCGTGGAAAACCAACTTTGACGAAATGGCGAAGAAGACCGTACTCAAGACCTGTCTCAAGTACGCGCCGATCAAAACCGAGTTTGCCCGCACGCTGAGCACTGACGAGACAATTAAGACTGAGATCTCCGCAGATATGGTCAGTGCTGCTGACGAGACGGATTACATCGACGCAGAGGCCGTTGAGGTGGAGGATGCGCCGAAGCCGAACAAGTTTATGAGTGCGGCAAAGGATGCGCCAGATAACGTTGACCCGGAGACGGGCGAGATCAAATGATTCTGGTTGGCAGCGTTGTCGGGGAGACGGACAGAGGTATCAATATCTTTGTCCCCTTCCCGGAGCGCATAGATAAGCTCTATGACTGTCATGAGAGCGTTGGTGTAGAGTTCGTTGACAAGCGTCGTATCAGTGCAAAGCAGCGTAAGAAAGCCTACGTCCTCATCTCCTACATCGCCGCGTGGTGGGGATATACCCCGCTGGAGTGCATGAAGGAAATGCTCAAGCTGATGTTTGTTGGCGAGGCGGAGACATTGCGACGGTCATTCTCGCTCTCGAATTGTGACATGACGACTGCAAGGCTCTTTATCACGTATCTCATCGACTTCTGTCTGCTTCATGGTGTGGATGTAGGAGAGCCGCTGTATCAGCTTTCAGAGGACATTCCGCGCTATGTGTGGGCGTGTCTGATGAATAAGCGGTGCGCGGTGTGTGGGAGGAAAGCCGACCTGCATCACTGCAACGGCGGTATCGTCGGAATGGGAAACAATCGGGCGCATATCAATCACATTGGACGCCCCGCACTGCCTCTGTGCCGAAAGCATCACAATCTCATCCATAACATGGGCGAGAAAGATTTTTTGAAGCAGTACATGCTCGAGCCGGTCAAGATTGATGAGCGGATCGCGGATGTGTACCGGCTGAGGAAGAAGAGTAGGAGGTGATGAATATATGCTTTCGCTTACAGATCGATTCGCTTTCTTCATGCGGGAGAGTTCGGTAGAAGGAATGAACGCCGGCGAACAACTGGTTTATTTTAATCTGCTGTGGTTGAATAACGTGTTGCGCTGGAAAGAATGGTTCACCTGTTCCGACCGCCAGCTGCAAGAGTTGACGACGATCAAAAATAAGCAAGCAATCACCAGTGCCAAAAACAGTCTGAAGCAAAAAGGCTGGATTGATTTTAAGAAAAAGGACAAGTCTACTACCCTCTACAAGATGACCTGCCCTGAATACACTGTCAAAAACAGGGCAGATGACAGGGCAGATGACAGGGCAGATGACAGGGCAGATGACAGGGCAGATGACAGGGCAGATGACAGGGCATTAAGTAGACTAGACAAGACTAGACTAGATAAGACTAAAAATGCTGCTGCAACGTGCGCACGCGAGGGAAACAGCGAACTCGGAGAAGTGGTGCGATGTTTCGAGGACAACATTCACCCCATCACGGGGAAGATCGAGCAGGACGCTCTTGTTGACCTCACGGACGAATACGGCGCTCTCTGGGTGACAGAGGCAATCAAGGAGGCGGCGTTATCCAATGCACGCAATCTGCGCTATATCACGGCGATTCTTGAGCGGTGGAAGCGTGAGGGATTCAAGGCACCTCGGAAAGGAGTGAAGAGCAGTGGAGCAGGCAGGGACAATAGCCGAGCGGCTCTTGAAGCGAGGTATCCAGATTTCGTCGAAGCCGACCGTAACCACGTCTATCCGTGGGAAATACAACCTGACGGAGGAGGAGATCGAGTGGCATCGGGATGAGATCGTCGAGATCGAGCGAGCGCAAGACCTTTGCCGCGGATGCACGGGGGAGAGTTGCAAGCAACCCTCACAGGGGATGATTCCCGTCGTGGATACGTCCTATGGGCGATTCTGCCATGCTCTCAGCCCTTGCAAGCATGAGCGTAACAGGAGAGAGCGGCTGCGGATTGCTCGTCTCTTTGCCTCAGCACGGATTCCACGCGCCTACGAGGGCGACACATTCGCGGACTATACCGTCACGGACGGCAACCGCAAGGCGGTGGAATCTGCACGATGGGTGCTTGACGGCGGCCGCGGCGTGTTTCTCTACGGTGTGAGAGGGACGGGGAAAACCAAACTCGCGGCAATCATTGCCAACGAGCGGGCAAGGGCGGGGCATCCCGTACTCTTTGCGTCCGTGCCTGATCTCATGGCAGACATCCGCGCATCGTTCGCGAGCGGCGGAACGTCGGAACGGGTACAGGCGGTCAAGGAGACACCGTTCCTCGTGTTGGACGATCTCGGCGCGGAGAAGATGAGCGAGTGGGTCGGGGAGCAGTTATTCTGCATTGTCAATCACCGGTACAATGAGCGCTTGCAGACGGTTGTGACGAGCAATTACAGCCCGACGGAGATCATCGCGCATATGGCGACGGTCAACGGAAAGGGTGAAGTGATTGACGATATGCAGGGGCAGCGCATCATGTCGCGCATCTACGGGATGTGCGAGCGTGTGGAGATTAAGGGCGCCGATTGGCGCATGAAATGAGCGATTCGGAGAGGAGCAAGTTGAAATGACACCTGAAATCGACATGACAAAGCCGCAGCCGTGCAACATGTTTGATGTTGCGGATGGTGAGGCGTGGGCAAAGGAACTGGGCAAGCACATGTATGATGTCGTTAGAGATGTGATATACATGGATCAGTTTTTTGATTGTATAGAGCGTGCGGATGAAGAGGCTCTCGCCGAAAAACTCACGGACGTTATCACGGTCTGTACGTCATGGCTTCACGCGCTCGGCTATGACGAATATCTGCGCGGCGAGCTGCAGAGGCTCGTGAACGAGAAGAACCGTGAGCGCGGGCACTTCTGAGGAGGCGGCGAGATGGAACAGCCGACAAAAGGGCAGCTTGAATACGCAAAAATACTCCTGCGTGAACTCGGGTACGACGTAGACGATTATCCGCTCCTAGACATGGATAGTGCAGAGGTATCGGAGCTAATTGGCGAACTGAGAGAAGAACTATACGGATGAGGTGATGGCATGGACGAATATACGCCCTGCAAGAAGCCTGACCCGACGGCACGGGAGGCAATCGGGAACGTCATGCGTATCCTGCATACGCAGCGTAAAAAGGCGAATAAGTACAACGCCCGCAAGACAACGGTATGCGGGCGCACGTTTGACAGCAGGCGGGAGGCAGAAATCTATCTTGATCTGCTCTCACGAAAGCAGCACGGCGAGATTATCCGCATTGGCTTGCAGCCGTCCTATACGCTCCTTGAGGGGTTCAGGGACAATCAGGGCAACAAGCAGAGGGCGATTACCTACACAGCGGATTTCTTCGTGACGTATGCGGACGGGCATTCTGAGGTGATCGAGGTCAAGGGAATGCGCACGCGGGATTACATGCTGCGCAAAAAACTGTTCCTGCACATGATAAGGGACACGGATATTATCTTTCGGGAGGTGCGGTGATGACACTCGGCAGTCTCTTTGACGGAATAGGCGGGTGGCTGCTGGCAGCACGTCATGCAGGGGTAACGCCTGTCTGGGCAAGTGAAATCGAGCCGTTCCCGTGCTCTGTGACGGCGCGGCACTTTCCCAACGTGAAGCAGCTCGGGGATATTACGAAAATTGACGCAGATAAGATAGAGCCTGTGGACATCGTATGCGCGGGCAGTCCATGCCAGGATTTATCAATCGCAGGAAAAAGAAAGGGGCTAGATGGTGAACGCAGTGGCTTATTCCGAACAGCAGTTGACCTTGTTCGACGAATGCGGGAGCGTACCACAGGGAAGTATCCGAGGTTCTTTGTGTGGGAAAACGTCCCAGGTACTTTTTCATCCAACCGAGGGATGGATTTTCAAGCCGTGCTCGAAGAAATCGGAGAAAGTGAGATTCCAATGCCTCAAGGTAATCGATGGGCTCCCGCTGGATTGGTGCAATTCCCAGGAGCTGAAATCGCATGGAGGGTATTGGACGCACAATATTGGGGAGTCCCCCAACGAAGAAAAAGAATCTTTCTTGTCGCGGATTTTGCAGCCGATGGAAGATGTGCCGGAGAAATACTATTTGAGCCCGAGGGCGTGTCTGGGAATTCTGCGGAGAGCAAAAGAGCGGGGGAAGAAGCTGCCCGAGGAGCTGAGGATTGCGCTCGAACGTCAGGCGCACAGGCATATTCCTTTGATTCCCTTGCAAGCAACTCCATGAAATCCTCCAACCCGTACAGCGGTTGCCGCAAAGTGGAAATCGCCAAAACCCTTGACACCTCCACACCCGACCCATCCAAAAATCAAGGGGGCATCGCAATCCTCACCGAAGCGGCGGGATTCGTCGGCAAAGCTGCCCCATCTGCGGGAAACATCGGCTATGCGAAAGAACTCGCCCCGACACTGCTCGCAGGAAAAGAAATGCACGCCGCAATCTACGACATGACCCACGCGGATGAAGTCATGCGCCCCGTAAAAGATGGCATCGTCCCAACGCTCAACGCACGCATGGGAACGGGTGGGAATCAAGTCCCCGTGGTACACGCCTACTGCATCGCAGGAAATACCATTGACCGCAAAATCGAGAACGGCGGCAACGGGAAGGGCCTACTTGCAGAAACCGCATATACGCTCAATACGATTGACCGCCATGTGGTCGCTCAAATATACGGGGCGAAGTCGTACAGTGAATACGAAGCGGGAAAAGTCGCAACTCTGCGTGCATCGGGAGGTGCTTATGGTGGTGGAAGCGAAAACCTCGCACTATCGTATTCCATCGTGCGTCGTCTTACACCGACGGAGTGTGAACGCTTGCAGGGACTCACGGACGGATACACAGAGGGCGGGAGCGACACAGCCCGTTATAAAGCACTCGGCAACGGCATGGCGCAGCCGTGCGCGGATTATGTGATACGTAGGATTGTTGAAGAGACGAAGGAGGCATGAGAGAAATGGCAAAACAGAAATATCCACAGGACGAGGAGAAAAACGAGTACCGCTACATTGATTGCGGATGGCTCGACAAAGTGGCGACAGGTCTCACGGCGGGCGCAAGAAAGCATCCGGGCGAGACGTGGCAGGAGATTCCCGCGGTAGAACACGCAGCAAGAGCACTGCGGCATCTGTCGCTCTATCTCAAAGGCGACACAAGTGAGGAGCATCTTGTGAATGCGTCGATGCGTTGCATGATGGCGTGGGTGATGGTAGAGCAAGGTTATGAAGATGACGACCTTGAGAAGGAAGTGTACAAGCCGTGAAACAGATACTTGACGCATGCTGCGGCTCTCGGATGTTCTGGTTCGACAAGGAGCATCCGGCGGCCGTGTTCATGGATAACCGCAGCTTCGCCAAACCCCTGTGCGATGGACGCAGATTCGAGGTTAAACCTGATCTGATTGCAGACTTCCGAGAGATACCATTTCCAGACGAGAGCTTCCGACTTGTCGTATTCGACCCGCCGCACCTGTGCAGAGCCGGAAAGAGTTCATGGCTCGGCATCAAGTACGGTGTGCTCGAAAGCACATGGCAGGATGATTTGCGCAGAGGATTCGAGGAGTGCATGCGTGTCTTGCATCCGTACGGTGTGCTGATCTTCAAGTGGAGCGAAGATCAGATCAGCACGGCGGACGTTCTGAAACTTCTTCCTGTGCGGCCACTGTTCGGGAATCGGAGGGGAAAGACAATCTGGATATGCTTTATGAAATTTCCGGAGGAGGAATCCAAATGAACCACTGGGTAGGAATCGGGCGGCTCACGCGAGACCCGAATGTGAAATACACACAGAGCGGAAAGGCCTGTGCGTCGTTTACGCTGGCGATAGATCGGCGCAAGAGTTCGGACGGAAATAAACAGGCAGATTTCATCTCCTGCGTGGCATGGGAGAAGGCTGCTGAAGTCATCAGCCAGTATTGCACAAAAGGGAAAAAGATCGCTGTCGAGGGGCGCATCCAGACGCGAAGCTATGACGCCAACGATGGAACAAAACGCTATGTGACGGAGGTTGTCGTCCAGAGCATGGAGTTCTGCGACAGCAAGGGCGGCGGGGAAAGCACTACAAACGGAGGAACATATGCGGGGGCGCCTGTGCCCGATGAGGACATTCCGTTTTGAGGAGGCAAACAATGACCGCGGATGAGCAGACGTTATATTTCTTTGCTTTTCGGTATGCACTGCCGCGACAGTCCTATGCGTTGTCTCTTGTGTCTCATCTCATTTTGCGGCGCGTGGATGAGTTTGAGGATTGGCAGCTGCGAGACATGATTGGTGAGATCGAGGCACATTGGGAGGAGAACAATGAGATCCACCCGATAGACCGAGATGTGCAGCGGCTCTTTCGAGACCGGCTGCGAGGAGCACTTTTGGAACGCGGTGTAGCACAGGCGGTATAAGAAAAAAAAGAGCGGCAGATGACCGCTCTTGGTGCGTAGATAGGAGGAATAGGTTTATGAAATGTCCATGTTGCGGTGAGGATGAGCTTATTCTATATGTAAAGGTGGAACTGGGGGCTTATGCTGATGAATGCGGAGAAATCCAACTCTTAGAGGAGAATATGGGAGACGTGATGGACTGTGTTCTGGATAATCTTGGTGTTCGTGGTAAATGTTATGGCTGCAAGCAGGAGTTTGACGTGGAGGTAACCAAAGAGCTAGAAGTGAAACAAATGATACCGAGAGAGGAGATGCCAAAATGAAGGGGGTACTTATTGTTTTGGGATGTGTCGTTGGTATTCCGCTGTTGATTATCCTTGGATATTTTGTCTATATTTCGTTGGCTGTACTTGCCCCGGCGATCTCAGGTGCTTGTCTTGTAATATACATTGCTATTTGGGGTTGGTTGTGGATTAAGCGCGACCAATAAAAGGAGGAACGGACTTGCTTGAAAACGACGCAGCCTTGCAGATGGCAGATGAGATACGGCAAGACCGCAAGCAGGCGGAATTCATGCTGCTGAACTATACGGAGGAGCTAAAAACATATCGCCTACAACGCGAGGAGTATGTACGGGGCACACCTGCGCAAGGGGGCGGGAATCTGCCGGGACATCCAACGGAGACGGAGGCTCTGCGCGGCGTGAAGTTTGACGAGACCTATCCTGCCTACACATGGTTGCGGGCGGTGGAGTTTGTCGAGCGGGGGCTCTCGGAGCGCAAGCGGATATTTCTCGATGCGCGTCGTAAGGCATCGCGCGACAAGGCAGGGAGAGGACGCAGGGCATGGCTTGTACGCACACAGATGATGTACTGCGAGACGATGAGGGAAAGATTTTTAAACTCTGAGTTTTTCGTGAGTGAGAACGTGCTCAAGGAAACGTGGCGGTATATCGTTGACCGCGTGGTCGAAGCGTATCTAAAATTGGAGCAGAAAAAATTAAATAGACCCCTCCCATAACCCCTTTTTTCGGTGGTAATATGATAGCGTGGGTAGTTTGGGGGTAACCCCCACCACTGATCTCTCCTCCTATACCTTTTACGGATAGCCGTCTCAATCGAGGCGGCTTTTCTATTGGGCGAGGAGGGGGGAGATATAAAATTTTGCGATTTTTTTTACTTCGTTTACGTGAAATGTAAAATATCCGGGTTTTTTATGTAAGGAGGTGACGATGTGAAACTGACACCAAAGCAGATACGATTTGTAGATGAATACATGGTTGATTTCAACGCGACACAGGCTGCAATCAGAGCAGGATATAAGGCAAAAACAGCCCATGTAATAGGCGCTGAAAACCTTAGAAAACCTAAAATCGCAGAAGAGATTGCACGTCGTCAGAAAGACCTCCAACGGCGTACAGAGATATCACAAGATCGTGTCATCAAAGAGCTTGCACGGATTGCCTTTGCGGATGCGTCAGATTATGCATGCATCGAAACATATATGTATGAAAATAAGGATGGCACATTGTCTCCGTTACAGGTAGTCTCCCCAAAAGACACGGGGGCGCTTTCTGACGATCAACGTGCAGCGATAGCAGGAATCAAGCAGGGCGCGAACGGCATCGAAATCAAGCTGCATGACAAGATCAAGGCACTCGAATTGCTCGGGCGGCATATCGGCATGTTTAACGATAAATTGTCGCTCAGTGGCTCTGACGGCGGCCCCTTGACGTTCCGATGGGAGGGTAAGGATGGCTGAGATTGTAATACCATACACGCCGCGCCCGATCTGGCGTGACACGATACATCCTGCGCTCACTGCAAATCGTTTCGCGGTGCTCGTCTGTCATAGACGTTTCGGCAAGACGGTCGGCACGGTCAATGAGATGATACGTAAGGCGATACTCAATGACAAAAAGGCACCTGTATATGCCTATGTTGCACCGTTTCGGAATCAGGCAAAGCGCGTGGCGTGGGAATACCTGAAATACTATACCAATCCAATACCGGGGCGCGCCGTGAATGAATCAGAACTCTATATCGAGCTGCCAACACGGCATGCAAGATCACCGGGGGCAAGGCTCTATATCATCGGCGCAGATCATCCCGATGCGCTGCGCGGTATCTACCTCGACGGGGTAATCCTTGACGAGTATGCAGATATCAAGCCGGAGCTCTGGGGCGGGGTAATCCGTCCTGCGCTTGCAGATCGCGAAGGATGGGCGGTATTCATTGGGACGCCGAGGGGGCAGAATCAGTTTTACGAGATGTACCAGCACGCTGAAAAATCAGCGGGTTGGTACTCTTGCATTTATAGGGCTGATGAGACAGGTGTGCTGCCGCCGGAAGAACTCAAAGACATGCAGGCGCAGATGACAGAGATGGAGATTCGTCAGGAGCTTTTATGTGACTTCACGGCGTCGGCATCCGATGTGGTTATCCCGATTGATCTTGTTACGGCCGCAGCAAACAGGCTGCTCAAGGATGATGATGTACTCGGACAGCCTGTGATCCTCGGCGTGGATGTAGCGCGGTTCGGCGATGATAGGACTGTACTGTGCATCCGTCAAGGGCTATGGCTCAAAGAGGTGCGCACATTTACGGGGCTTTCCACGATGGAGACTGCAAGCTGTGTGATTGACTGTATCAACCAGTATCATCCGCACGCGACCTTTATCGATGCTGGGGCAATGGGGGCAGGTGTGATTGACCGCCTGCGGCAGCTGCGCTATCAGGTGTCGGAGGTCAATTTCGGTGAGATGGCAATGGATGCAGCTCGCTATGCAAACATCCGGGCAGAGATGTATTTCAAGTGCCGCGCATGGCTTGAGGCGGGCGGGGCAATCCCGCAGAATGCGGAGCTCAAGACAGAGTTATCCACGGTAGAGTACAAGTTCAATCCGACTGGGCGAATCATTCTGGAGCCTAAGGACAAACTCAAAGAACGGACGGGGAAAAGCCCCGATCTTGCCGATGGGTTTGTCCTGACGTTCGCTCGGCCGGTTTATATAAATCCGTCTGCGGGAGGGATTGGAGACGATGCCTCATCGGCGGAATACGATCCGTTTGCGGATATGTGACCCTTGAAAGGAGGAATGTGGTATGAAGTTTGATTTGCAGTTGTTCGGCGGCAGTGGAGGCGGTGGCAGTGCTCCGCCAGTGAAACAGAGTGCGCCGGGTTCTACTGCTGCGGCGACGATTGACAGCGCAACTGCGGGAGAGCGTCAGTCGATCCACGATAAGCTTGCAAAAGCAAGAGGTCGCGCGTCAACGGACAAGACGGGCGGCCTTTTTGGCGGGATGTCGGATATGATGAGCAACATCAAAAAAGCTCTGCTGGGTGAGTGATCTCTATGGCACAGATGCCAAAAGCAATACAGGAGATGCTGCGCGACAGCGATGCCATCCGCCGCAAGAAAAATCTTGTTACACAGATGATGACCGAGCGTACGCAGTTCGAGAGTACATGGAAACAACTCAGTAAGTATATCAATCCGACACGCGGCCGCTTTGACGAGGACAAGACGCAGGACGGCAGACGCCGCGATTATTTCCTGCTTGACCCATATCCAATGGAGGCGAGCGGGAAATGTGCCGCAGGGCTGCATTCGGGGCTTACGTCGCCGTCTCGTCCGTGGTTTGCGCTCGGACTTCAGGACAAGGAGCTCGCGGAGTATCACACGGTCAAGCTGTGGCTTGAGGAGTGTCAGGATGTGCTCATGGGCATTTATGCCAAGAGCAATATCTATAACATGCTGCTCAACATCGAGGCGGAGCTTACGCAGTTCGGCACGGGTGCAGCACTTCTTCTTGAGGACTTCAACACAGGCGTTTGGGCACGTCCCTACACCTGCGGTGAGTATGCGGGCAATGTGGATGCGCGCGGGCGCGTGGTGCAGTTTGCACGAAAGTTTAAGCTCAACGCTTGGCAGATGGTGGATGAGTTTGGGGAGGATGTTGTGAGCGATGCGGTGCGCAATGCGTATCGCGCGAAGAATCTCAAAGACTATTTCCCTGTGACCATGCTCATCGAGAAGAACGCCGACTATAACCCGGATTCAAATGCCCTGCTCAACTTCAAGTACAAGTCCTACTATTTCGAGGATTCGCAGACCGATGTGTTTTTGAAGGTCAGCGGGTATCACGAAGTCCCGTTTCTGATGCCGCGCTGGACGGTGATCGCCAACGGGATTTACGGCGTTGGACCCGGGCACAATGCGCTCGGGAACTGTATGCAGCTACAGAAGATCGAGAAGATCAATATGCGTCTCCTAGAGCACCGCTCTGACCCCGCGTTGATTGTCCCGTCCTCGGTTGGCAAGGTCAACCGTCTGCCGGGCAAAGAAACACTTGTGCCGGATAGCATGATCAATGGGGTTCGCCCGCTCTATGAGGCGACAGGTGATCGCGGAGAGGTCATGCAGACAATCCAGTACAAGCAGCAGCAGATCGGCGCGGCATTTTACAACGACCTCTTTGTGATGCTTGCACAGCAGGACAATCCGCAGATGACTGCCCGCGAAGTTGCGGAACGGCACGAGGAGAAACTTTTGATGCTCTCTCCCGTATTGGAGCAGATGCACAACGAGGTTCTTGCACCACTCACACGGCGGTCGTTTGAAATTTGTTACCGCAACGGGCTTCTGCCTCCGTTGCCGGAAGAACTCAAAGGGCAGGAGGAGAGTATCAAGGCGGAGTTTATCTCACTGCTTGCACAGGCCCAGAAAGCTGTTGGAACAAACGCAATGGAGAAAACCCTTGCGATTGCAGGGAATCTCATGGGTGCGTCGCCTGAGATCATGGACAACCTTGATCTTGATGCGGCAATCCGCGAGCATGCACAGATGTCCGGCACGCCTGAAACGATCATGCGTGATGAGCAGGATGTGCAGAAGATGCGACAGCAGCGTGCGCAGCAGATGCAGCAGGAACAGCAAATGCAACAGGCGGCAGCAATGGCAAAGCCGCTGAGAGACAGCGTAGAGGCGGCAAGGCTCCTTTCCGAAACGCCCGTCAATGAAAACACAATTGGTAGCATTCTGGGGGGAGGCTGATGTATGGATTTAGACACACTTGAAAACATTATGCGGCGTCCGGAAGGGCGTCGTTTTGTTTTGGAAGTGCTTGACCTCTGCTGCGTAGATCAACACTACACAACAGGGAACGGGCGTGAGGACATATTCGCCAACGGGCGGCGTTCGGTTGGTGATGAAATCCTGCGCTGCATCCGCCGCATTAAATCCGGCAATGAATCAACAGATGGTCTTGCGTTGGAATATGCCATGCGTCGTGAGCATCAAAGAAGAATGGAGGAATTAGAACATGGACGAGATGACGACGACTGACCCGCAGGGAGGAGAGGGCACACCGCCCGCACGGCCGCTGGAGACACCCGCTGCGCCGCCGCAGAATCCGCCGGGTGGACGGCAGGACACACCTCCTGCAACACCCCCTGAAAATCCGTTTGGCTTTCAGCAGGAGGAGCCTGTTATTCCCGATGTGTATGAGTTCAATCTTCCCGAAGGTTTGACAGTCTCGGATGAGCAGAAAGAAGCGTTTACGGCCGTCGCAAAGGAAGCAAGGATGACGCAGGAGCAGGCAAACAGCCTGCTCAAGATGCATGCAGACATTGTGATGGAGCAGCAGCGGCAGGCGGAAGAGATCAAGAACCAGTGGATGAATGAGTGCGCTAAGCAGGGGCTCAATACCCCCGAGAATCTTGCGGCGGCAAAGATCGCTGTGGATACGTTCGGCGGCGGCGATGCCATGAACGCCTTGATTGAATCCGGTGCTGCGTATCATCCAGCGGTACAGGCGTTCTTGCAGCGCATCGGTCATCTTCTGAAGGAGGACAATGCGCCGGATGGAAAGGCCGCTGCACAGGCGACGGCAGCAGATTTGCTTTTTGCGAACAGTAAGTATTAAGAACTGGAGGAATAAAACATGAGTGATTGCGTAACTTTGCAAGATTGGGCAGCACGTTTTGGTGCGCAGGGGCAGCTTGCGGAGCAGAAGATTATCGAACTGCAGAGTAAGACGAACCGTATTCTTGACGTGATGCCGTTCAAACAGTGCAACCAGAAGACAATGGAAACAGCCCTTATCCGTGCAGAACTGCCGGATGTGGCATGGCGTATCATCAACAAGGGCACGAAGCCCGGCAAGTCCAAGAGCAAGACGGAATCCTTCACCTGCGGCGGAATGGAAGCGTTTGCGCAGATTGACGAGAAGTTGATGCAGATCAACGGCAATGACAACGCATGGCGTCTTTCTGAGAACGTAGCCTATCAGGAGGCGATGAACCAGGAGATGGCATCGACCTTCTTCTATGGAGACGAAAAGGTCACGCCGGCAAAGTTTACCGGGCTTTCCGCTTACTACTACAGTAAGACAACTCAGGATCGTATTTGGGCAGATCAGATTATTGACGCAGGAGGAACGGGCAACGCCCTGACCTCTCTGTGGCTTGTCGGTTACAGCCAGGATACCGTCTATGGAATTTTCCCCGAGGGCACGAATGCAGGGTTTAGGTATCTTGATAATGGCCGGCGGTCCCTGTTCGACAAGGATGGCGGCAAGTATTACGGTTACGAGTCGCAGTACAACTGGGATATGGGGCTGTGCGTGCGTGACCCTCGCTATGTCGTTCGTGTTGCCAACATCGACACAAGCAAACTCGCGGGTGCGGAGGCGGATGCGTTTGTCGAGAATCTCATCCGTGCCTACAACCAGATCGAGAATCCCGACAAGTGCACGATGGCATTCTTCGGGAATCGCGCTGTCCAGACGTATCTTGACATCCTCGCGTCCAAGAAGACAAATGTGCGTCTCTCGATCGACGAGTTCGGCGGTAAGAAGATCACGCATTTCTGGGGCGTCCCGGTTCTGCGTTGCGATGCGATCCTGAACACTGAGAGCAAGATTGACTAAGGAAGGAGTATAGGTTATGGCTTATATTGATAACGAATTGATCTTTTGCAATGATGTTGCAACGGCGGCGTCTGTTACGAGTTCGGTGCTTGATATCGGGCTCGGCGGTGCGTTCGTACATCCGCTTTTTATCGACGTTAAGCTTACCGCGCCAGTCACGTCGGGCAAGGTGGAGACGATCACGGTTCAGTCCTCGGCGACGTCGGCGTTTGCTTCGCCGGTTACTGAGATGAGTGTAACTGTGCCGACCTCTATCAACCAGACGAAGAAGGCGGCGACGCTCGCGCAGTTCTATGCACCGATTCGCACGGGCAATCGTTATGTGCGCCTTGTGATTGCAGGAACTACGCCGACGGGCGGTAAGCTTACGGCGTACATGAGCTCTGGAACGGCGGTGAATCTCTAATGCGATATCGCGTGAATACGACCTGTCAGTTTCGCAACAGGCTCTATGAGAAAGACGAGGTTGTTGATCTTCCTGCGGAGGTGGAAGTGCCTCCGTATTTTGATGCGTTGGAAGAGGTTGCGCCGCCCGTGCAGGATACTCCGAATGAGGGCGATGTGAACGACGATACGCCGCCCGCGCAGGAGATTCCGGCGACGGCAAAGAGAGGACGCAAGAAATAAGGAGTGGGGCTGATGTATGGGGACAAGTGTTTTCGTGCGTCAGCCCCTTTTCTCTTTAAGGAGGTGGAATGATGGATAAGATCGATGTTTGCAATCTCGCACTCTCGCGAATCGGGATTGATACAGTCGAGGCACTCACAGAAGCAAGTGAGCCGGCGCGTGTATGCAGTCAGTTTTACGACCACTGCCGCCGCGTCGTATTGCGAAAATATCCGTGGACGTGGGCAACGCGTCGAGTGCAGCTTGCGGAACTTACGGATAAGCCGCAGGGCTATTCCTACGCCTATCGTTATCCTGCGTCATGCGTTGCGCTGCGCAAGCTCTATAATGGTCATTTCGACAACATCCCTGCGTATACGGGGTATCAGATTGTCAGTGACAAAGAAGGGCGCGTCATCTATACCGATGTAGCGAATGTCTCGGCAGAGTATACGGCAGACATCGAGGACACAGGTCTTTTTGATGATCAGTTTGTCGAAGCCCTCAGCTGGAAACTTGCTGGAGCTATTGCATTTAAACTCACAGGAAATGCACAGCTTCCGGGATATTGCGAAGAACAATATACGGCGCTCTTTCTGGATGCTGTGGCGAACAATGAGGACGAGCAGAATGCGGAGGAGAAAGAACCGTATACGCTCATTGCGGCGCGTTTCGGGGGTGATTTCTGATGGCGGGCGGGCAAATGTATCCCCTAAAGCCGAGTTTTGCTGGCGGCGAACTCACGCCTGCACTCTACGGGCGGACGGATTTACAGAAGTATGATGTAGGTGCGTCGACATTAAAGAATATGATTGTCCTGCGGTATGGCGGGGCGACACGCCGCCCGGGCTTTCGTCATGTGGCAAAGACGCAGAGCGGGAAAAGGGCGCGCCTGATTCCGTTTCAGTATTCGACGGAACAGAGTTATGTTCTCGAGTTCACCGCTGGATGTATTCGAGTGTTTACAAAAGGTGGGATTGTCGTTAAGGATGATGCTCCTCTTGTGATCCTCACATCGTACACCGAGGCTGATTTATCGGATATCAAGTATACGCAATCTGCAGACGTCCTCTTTTTAGTGCATGTCAATCACCCTCCAATGACACTCACACGCTATGGGGTCACGGATTGGAAGTTCGAGCGGATGGATATTGCGGGCGGACCGTTTGAGGATCCCAATACAAAAGATGGCTTAAAGATCGGAGCATCAGGTGTGCAGGGTGAAATCACGTTGAAGGCAAGCGTTGACTATTTCACAGAGGATATGGTCGGCAGTCTCATTCGTCTTGGGCATACAATGAGCGGACAACTTAAGTCAGGTATTCCAACCACACCGCTTGTCGTGCGATGCGTTCCGAGTGGAACAGTCTACGTGGAATCGTTTGGTTTTTGGAATGGCAGCTTTATAGTAGAGAAACATGATAAGTCCACGGATACATGGATTGCGTTGCAAGAACAGCATGCCAACCGCACGCAGAACTACACACTTAATTACACAAACAAGGGCGATGATATTGTCGAGTATCGTGTGCGTAGTGAAAAGTTTGATACATCTGTATGGAGCAACGAGAACGAGCGGCAACGTGGCTATGTGACAATACAGACATTCGCGCAGGATTATTATGGCGTTGCACGGATTACGGCAGTCAACTCCGCAACAAGCGCTACGGCAACAGTAACGAGAGAATTTGCAGACACGGAGGCGACGAATGATTTCTCTCTCTCGGCGTGGAGTGCGAAAAAAGGCTATCCGCAAGCGGTGAGTTTCTTTGAAGACCGCCTTGTCTTTGCAGGGAGCAGAGCTAAGCCGCAGACCTATTGGGCATCGCAGTCGGGGGACTATTACAATTTCTGGGTCAATACCCCGCAGCAGGACAGTGATGCAATTACAGGCACGCTCTCAGGCGGACAGATGAACGGCATTCGTGCCATTATCCCATTTGGTGAAATGCTCATGCTCACCTCTGGCGGCGAGTACAAGGTAGGTGGCGGAAACGAGACGTTTACGCCAACGAATCAGAAAGCAGAACCACAGGAGTATCGCGGCATCAACAATCTAACTCCGGTCGTCATCGGCGGGCGCATCGTCTATGTGCAGCATCAAGGCAGTGTCATCCGTGATCTCACATATAGTTATGATGTGGACAAGTACACGGGAGATGACGTATCTCTCCTTGCTGCGCATCTCTTTGAGGGGCATACGATTGTTGCGCTCGCCTATCAGCAGACGCCGAACACGGTTGTTTGGTGCGTACGGGAGGATGGCGCGCTACTGGGCATGACCTACATCAAGGAGCAGGACGTATACGCGTGGCACAAGCATACGACGGCGGGGAAATTCACGGATGTGTGCACGATCTCGGGCGATCGTGAAGAAGAACTTTGGGCGGTTGTAGAGCGTGACGGCGCATACTATGTCGAGCAGATGGGCTCGCAGATACGTAATACAGCGCCTGAGGAGCAATTCTATGTAGATGCAGGATATATTTATCACGGCGAAGCAAAAGATGCGCTCACAGGGCTTGCATGGCTCACTGGGAAGACTGTCTCCGTGCTTGCCGATGGGAATGTCCTTGCGGATATGCGTGTGAATGAGAGTGGTGTTCTGCAACTGCCGAAAGCGTTCAGCAAGATTACAGTTGGTTTGCCCTTTGAGAGCACGATTCAGACAATGCCAATTGAGTTCAGTGTGCAGGACGGCTCCTATATGGGGCGCAAGAAACGCGTCTCACGTATGACAATCCTCTTCCGCGATACACGCGGTGGGCTCTATGGCGTGGGGGAAAAGAGACTTGATGCGATTAAGTGGCGCAGCACTGAGAAATATGACAGTCCGATTGCACTTTACAACGGGAAACGCCATGTCGTCATCCCGAGCGCAAGCTATGAGGATACAGTATATCTGACGATCAAGCAGACTGACCCGCTGCCGATGACGATCCTGTCCATTGTGCCGGAGGTGGAAGCGGGTGGCTAAGTTTACCTACCGTATGCCTACGGATGATGACCTCCTCTATCTCGCAGCACATCTGCGCCTTGAGGATCGGCGCGAGCTGATCGGTATGACGGGGCCGAACGTCGAAGCTGAGGTGATGCGTTGTTGGCGTAACAGCAAAGCGGCATATGCATGTTACTGCGACGGCGTTATTATTTCAGCGTTTGGCGTTATTGAGACGAATCCTATTCTCCGGCACGGTATCATCTGGATGCTTGCGACTGCGGAGACGGCGAAGCATAAAATCTATACGGGCAAGAAGACGAGCGAAGGAATCCGCGCGTTTTTGCATGACTGGGAATATCTCTATAACTATGTCGACAAGGGGAATGATGCGACGATTGCATGGCTCAGGTGGCTTGGCGCGGTTGTTCATGAGCCGCAGCCTATGGGCCTCTATGGATTGCCGTATCATTTGTTCGAGTTTTTCAAAAAGGAGTGAGTGTATATGGGTGTAGCGGCAATGGTGGTGGGAACGCTCTTTTCCTCGTGGATGCAGGGGCGTGCGCAGCAGGCGCAGGCAGAAGCGGCGGCGCGACAGTCGGAACAGAATGCACAGATCGCGCAGATGAATGCGGACAAGGCGCAGGAGACCGCCGAACGGCAGGACGAGAACAACAAGATCAATGCAGAGAATGAGCGGCGCAGAGCACTCCTGCGGATGGGACAGCAGCGTGCAGCAATCGGGGCGAGTGGCGTTACCGCCTCCGGAAGTGCTGCGGCGGCACTTGCTGATACAGGATATGCGATCAATGAACAGACAGGCATGAGCCTCTACAATGGTCATCAGCAGGTCGATAATATGTTGCAGCAGTCGACAGACTTTCAGAATCAGTCCAATTTCCACAGTACAAACGCACGCAATTATCGGGCCGCCGGCAAGCGTGCAATGATGAACAGTATGCTCACAGGCGCATTCACTCTCGCGAGTAATCTCTATACGGGCGTGAGTTCCGCAGCACAGGAGACCGCAGAGGCGGCAGGCACACAGGTCGGTTCGTTCGGCGGAAAGGATTGGAGCACGGGATTCCACGGATGGGGCGGCAAGGACACGAGTTTCGGGCGTCACATCGGAAGTTATACCACGCGTGGTTATGGGATGCCGCGTCAAAGCACATTTTTCTCAATGAGATAAGAGGAGGTTTGTTCCATGGACTTTTCGCCGTTACAGAATAAAGAAGGCGTGGGGGCTCCTGCGGCGCAGATTGCGCGCGTGCAGTACAGCAACGCAGGAGAACAGGCACTCGCACAGGCAAGCGGAGCAACTGCCGATGTGCTCGCCAAGGGCTTTACGACGATGAAAGATCAAGTGGAGCAGACACAGGCGCTTGCGGCCAACAACATGTATAACAAGCTCATGAGTGAGGGCACGTTTGAGCTGATGCAGAAGAAAGAGGAGGGCGCTCTCAATATCACGGAGGAGTATGACAAACTCCAGCAAAAGACGAGGGATGCCGTATTTGCAAAATACAAAGGTGTCCTGCGTTATGGTACTGGAGCCCGTGCGTTCAATGAGTTCACCGAGCGTGACAATGTAACACGTCGCGCGAATGTCATGCGGTATCAGCAGGAGCAGTTTGAAGCATATAAGGACACGCAGTATAAGAATGCTCTTGATGTTTGTAACGATACAATCCTAGAATATGGCGGGAATGATGCAGCCATCGATATGGCGTTTAACCGCTCCGATGCCTTGATTGAAGGCAGATGGGGCGGCTATGGGCAAGAGAAGGTAAAAGAACAACAAGAGGTATTCCGCAGACAGGCAGTCGGTCAGGCGATGTCTCTCGCGATGCAGACAGCGGATTTCAAGCGGATGGATGAGATCTGCAATAAGTACGGGCAGTACATGGATGGCAATCAACGGGCGGCGGCGCTTGGCGCAGTGCGGAAGCATGCACAGCAGGAGCTTGAGTTCGGTGAGGCACAGAATGCAATCAAGGAGCTTGGCATTGAGGCGTCACGCGATGCGGTCAAAGCGTGGGTCCAGAAGAATGCGCACGGGAATACGCAGAATACAGACGCATTGCACAAATTCTACGCACAGACAAAAGGGGCTACGTATCAACTGAATGCCCCTCTTAACGGCGCGGACGGCACGTATGACTGTGGTTCGTGGGTGATGCAGGCGGCAGGCCTCTATGGGCTTAATTTGGCGAGCCGCTGTGCAGATGATCAATATGTTCAGATGAAAGAGGAAGGCCGTGCGTTCAGTGACCCGAGCGAACTGCGTGATGGTGATCTCGTATTCTGGACGGGAACAGGCGCAGAGGAAGGGCAGTATGGGATTGCCCATGTCGGCATCTATAACGGTAAGACTGGGAAGGTCATGCAATCGGGGACACATGGCGTTGCTGAAATTGACGTGAATACCTACAAGGTCGTCGGTTTTGGGCGTGGCGTTACGGAAACGCCGCTCTCTGATATGGAGATTGAGGAGAGAACGGATAAGATTTTCGGTGGGATGCAGAAACAGCTTGCGGTGCGTGATCGGGAGGATGACAGGCTTTACAATCAGACACTAAATGCAATGCTGGATATTCAAAGTGATGGGGCTTTTCATACGGTGGGCGAGTATCAGGCGATTGCTACGTCGATTGCGGGAGACAATCCGCGTGTTATTTCAAAGGCAATGAATCATGCTCTTAAAATGGGGCGTTCTGATCAGGCCTATGCAGATCAGCAGCAGGAGAAAGAAGAGCGTCGGCAGCTCAGAGCGATGCAGGCGCAGACGCTGGGCGAGTTTAGCTTCTACTTGTATAAGGAGGACTTTGCAAGAAAGCTCCAAAACGGAACGATGAAAGATAACGATGTTCTTGAATACCTTACCATAAATCCACAGCTTACCGAAAAGCAAAAGAAAGATCTGTTGGATATGTCGAAGGATTACCGAAACGGCGAAGGATTGTTTGCGTATGACCTCAATGCAATCAAGGGGGCGGTTAAGAATCGCTTCCCCGGTATGAATCAGGGGGACTTTGATGCGTCCTATGCGATTGCACATAGTTCTGTTAATCAGCGTATACAGGACTATAAGTTGAAAAACAACGGACAAAGGCCAACACAAGAACAGGTGATTACTTGGGCGACGGAGGATATAACTACCGAAAGCTATTCGCCGGGCGGGTTCGGAGGTGGAAGTATCGACCTCAATAGAGCACAGCTCTATGACCGTGGAATCGAGAGCATTGTAGAGAGACCGGATGGAAAATATTCGGTTACGCTGACCAATGGATTGGGGACTTTCACTAAAACAAAAGAAGAGGTCACGAAAGGTCTTGTAGGCGGCAAAAACGGCTATGACATTGTGTTTGATAAATAACGGAGGGACGTATGAAACCGGAAGAAGCAGCAGAGCTGCATAAGAGAATACTCAGTGATGCGTTTAATCCTGAGACTGCGTGGTATCCGTATAATCCTGCATACCATAACAGTGACGAACTGAACGATATCCCGAACTATGCCCCGACAAGCGAATACGCGACCTATGACACGGGCAGACGCGATGATGCTGGCAATCCAATCATGAGCAGCGATCTGATGGATTCGATGATGACAAAGTCCTATGAGCCGCAGAAAGAACCGGATTGGTCTGTCTCTAATATCGCGGATGCCGTCTATACAAAGCTGCGGGACAACTTCTATGATGGCAGTGTTCAGCCCGTCGATTTTGACAATCCATATTACACAAAAGACATGACTGCACCGCCGGAGCCGATCACAGGGAAAGACCTCATCAAAGGGGCTATGCCCGAGAGTTTTCAGGCGTCCAAACTCTATGCGGACTATTTCTACGGTGAGGACGAAAAACGCGAGCAGATCAAGAAAGCGCATGACCTGACGGGGATTCGCGCGGAGACGATTGCCAATGACCCAGATGTGTGGGAAAAGGTCATGAAGATTGTCCAACGTGCAGAAAAACTCAAAAAACTTCCGGGCATGGTAGATGCGAACGGCGATCTCAATATGAGCCGCGTCTATGAGGCGATGCCGTATCTTCGGGAAATCGTCGAAAAGCGCGGCACGAACGAGGCTGTCATGATGCTCCAGAATGCCGAGGGACTGCAAACAGTCAATGATGCGTACAGCAACGAGTTTATGCGCTTTGCGGGAAGTGTTGCGACGGGCGTAGAACGTGGCTACTACAATATCCGTAAACAGTTGACCTATGCGAACGCAATGATCGGCAGACGTAAACTCACCGAAGATGAGCAGAATTGGATTACGGCGCTTGACAAGAAGAAGGAGGAGTTGCCCGAATACTCCTATGGCGGTGTTGGGCAAGCAGTTGGTGCGATGATCGGCGGTGCCGCCGAGAATATCCCGATGATTGCCTCTGCGCAGGGTATTGGAGCGGTTGCAGGAGGTATCACTCTTGCCGTAACAAAGAACCCAGGTACGGCGGCAAATGTCGGAAGAGCTGCCGCTATTGCCGTTATGGGGCTTGAGATCGGTGGCAGTCAGTATGAGGAGAATCTCAGCAAACTGGACGCAAAGGGACGCGCGATGTATACGCCGACACAGGCGGCGGCGCTGTCGGCGACACAGGGGCTTGCCGAGGGCGTGATCGAGCAGCTTGCCTTGCAGAAGATTGCACGCACGATTTTCGGGCGGGGTGAGGCAAAAAGCCTGCGCGACCTCTATGCAGGTGCAGGAGCAAAAGATTTGGCACTGGCTGCAGAAGGGGCAACTGCAAACGAAGCGGCGCGTGCACTCATCAAGGGACGGATTCTTGGTGCGGCAAAAGCGGGCGCAATTACGTTTAATACGGAGCTGCAGGAGGAGTTTGCCCAGCAGGTCTCGGATATGGTCATCGAGAACATGGCGCAGATGATGCTTAAGGGCGATGATACAGAAATTGCATCCGTCAGAGAAATTCTGCAGAAATCCACGGCTGCGGCAATTGAGGCCGCTCCTTCTATTATGGGGTTTGGTCTTGTCGGTTTCGGTGTTCATGTTGGCGCACATGCGCGCCCTATGCTCAACGCACGCGCTCATATGGAGAATCTGATCAAAGACCGTCTCTATCGGAGCGTCAATGAGAATCAGCACCTCATGAATACTGTTGAGGCGGTAGGGGATAACCTGAAGAACGTACAGGAACTTCAAGGCAAAGCACCTGATCTTGTGAATGAGATGCTTGATTCGCAGAACCGCCGCTATGGGATGGAGACTACATCGGTGGATATTGTCTCCCTCAATCAGGAGGAGGGCGGCGCGGAGCTTGTGCAGGAGCTCGCCGCCGCAAACAACATCAGCGCGGAGGAACTGCAGGCGTGCGCGGACGGGACGGGGATGCTGCCCGTCAAAACCTCGACTCTCCAACAGATGACAACGCATCTGGATGAGGGCAAACGTAAGGCACTCTTTCAGAATATCACAAAGTCCTCTGATCTCTACACGGACAAGCAGGCACAACATGAGGCGAAGATCGTCAAGGAGATTCTAGGTGCATTCCGTGAGAAGACGGAAGAGGAGGTCGGCGATTCTGTTGACCGCTATGTTGAGAGCGCGTTTGCAGAACATGAGCATCGTGCGCTTGCTCGGGATATTTTGCTTGCAGATGTCAATCATCCTGCGGCAGAAATTAAGCGTCGTATGAATCGTCTGGATTCCGATCTCGCAGAACTGACAGCCGTACAGAGTGACGGTAGTTCGGAATCGGCAGAGTATCTTGCACATATCCAGCCCGAGATCGACAAGATCAATGCGCAGAAGGAGGCGCTTTCGACTGTTGAGGGCACAATAAAAGGCCTCCAACCCGGGGATGTTGTCGCAACGGCGGAACTGTCCCCTGAGGCAAGAGGCGTCTATCATGAGCTTGCGGGTCAGCTCGGAGGCGCAAAAAGCAAAAAAGCCCGCACGGCTGCGCGGGCATCTGCACTCCTTGCGGCGCGTTATGCAGATCGTATGGCGGCAATTTATAGCGAAGTGAAGGGAGAACCGTATACCGCTGCGGACTATATGCGCGAACATCTCAGCGTGGATGCGTATGCAGACGATCAGAAGAAAGAAGCTGCGAAGAAAAAGGCTGAAATCGTCAAAGGATTCATTGACGAAAATTTCCCTGATGCTAATGAGCGTGAGATGGCTGTCGCGGCAACCTTGCAGGATGCTGTGAGCCCTGCGAAGGGGTGGCGTACCCTCTACAAAGACATTGTATCAGAGCGTGATGAGCTGCTGCGCCCTGCTTTGGATGCTCTCGACCGTGGCATGGGCAACGGCGTTGACATCGTCCCGGTTGACGACGACGGGCGCGGCATCCGTGTGTCCAATAATGAGCCGTGGTATCGGGATTTTTACAAGGAACATGGTCGTGTGCCGCGCAAGGGCGAACTCATCGATCTTGCCTATCTCCTTACGGTGGGGGATTCCTCTGCCCCGCAGGTGGAAGGGTGGATGCCGAGTTCGCAGGGAGCCGTCGATGCGATGCAGGAGGCAAGGGCGGAGCTGGACGAACTGAACGGCTATATCCATACGCTTGAGAATATCAAGGAACGCATGATGCAGATGGATACTGCGGTGTTGAATCAGGAGGAGACTGTTTCTTCCGATCAGAAGCTGGAAGTAGATACGATTGCATGGGGGAGACAGGTGGATGCGTTTATGTCCATGCCTGATAAAAACTCCATGCGGATTTATAAGATCATGGAGACCCCGCTCGTATTCTCCTTGCTGAACGATCAGGGATTCCATGTGCACCTCGGCAGGGATATTGCCATCTCTCATGCGATGCTATGGAAGGTTCTGCGCGAAAAGGAAGTTAAGGGAAAGTCTCATGGTCATGCTCTTGAGATGACACCTGAGATCGTGAAGGAGCTGCCGCGTGCTCTTGCTGACCCGATCATGATTTTGCGAAATAGAAAGGGTGATGACCCGAGCGCTCCCATTTTGCCCGATGAGGTTGTCGCTGTTGTAGATTTACAGGACAAGAATGGAAGTACGGCGATTGTTCCGATTGTCCTGAAGGAACGCAACGGGAAATATATGCTGAAGACGTTCTTCGGGAAAGATGATCCTACGTGGTTTCAGAAGCGCATGATGCTTGGAGATGTCCTCTATGCACATAAAAAAAGAGCCTTGGACTGGGTGAAAGCTATCCAACGGCACGAAGCGCCGGGACGATTCACCCTGCAAGACTCATTTTTTAAAAGTATATCAACGGATGCAGATCTTGTCAAGGCGCGTGCAGACAATGAGGGGTTCTATCAATCCGCATGGCACGGCACGCCGCATGACTTCCGCGAGTTCCTGCTTGAGATGATCGGCACGGGTGAGGGCGCACAGACGCACGGTTGGGGACTGTATTTTGCGCAGAATCGGGAGGTGTCGGAGTGGTATAAAGATGTATTAGGCGAGGTTCAACAAGCAATTATCCACGCCGGCGATAAAACGTATGCTATGCACCCTGACGGTTATCGCGTAGAGAGGAATAGCAGCAAACCGCTGAAAGAAGGTTCTTCAATTGAAATCGCGCTTTCTGCGTTTGAGGACAGCAATGCCAATGTAAAGCAAGCAATCAGAGAGACTGAGGAATATCTTGAAAGAATGGAGCGTATAAAAGATACCGATGTGCGTGAAAGAAACAAGGACCTTATACGCGAAGCTCTGAGAATTTTGCAAGAAGAAGCAGATACATGGAATTTGGAAAAGAAAAAATCAAGTCTTTTTCATGTCGAAATTCCAGACGATGACGTTCTTCTCGACGAGCAGATGCCATTTATTGCTCAACCAAAGTTTGTGCAGGAGAAATTAATCGATGTATTTGGACAGATAAAGGAAGATGAACTCCTTCGCGTTTTGTCTATGAAAGATAATCGATTTGACGAGGCGTATTCCATTGTTTGTAAGCTAGGTTGGATGAATGAGGAGGAATTGCGGAGCATGGAGGCGGTGGAGCTACGTACGCAGTTGGACAAAGAGCTTTCCCGGCTTCTTGACGGCGATACGCTCCCGCAAGTTCTTTTGCGTACACTTGCCTATGGTGGTGGAATCTATCAGGGACTGTCGATGATGCTCTACGGAGACAAAGCCGCCTCCCTCGCACTAAACGAGGCTGGCATCAAGGGAATTGCCTATGAGGGGATACGTGACGGCAGATGCTTCGTCATCTTCGACGACAAGGCAATCCAGATCATTGAGAAGTTCAACCAAGAGCAGGCGCACGGGGCGAAGGGTAATATCACAGCGACGCACGGCGGTACGCAACGCCTAATTTCTCTCATGCAGGCGGCAGATCAGTCGACGTTTATGCACGAGATGGCGCATAACTTCCTGTTTGATTTGGAACATATCGCAGAAGTTGCACCAGAGAGCCGCTATGCCAAAGATCTTGCCGCAATCCAGAAATGGGCGACGTGGACGAAAGGTGCGGCGGACGAGTACGTGGGGACAGCTTCTGCGGCAGAGTTCCGCAACCGTGAGGAGAAAATTCTTGCAGCAGAGAAGAAGGGAGACGCAGCAGAGACAGAACGCCTCAAGCGTGAATGGATGCAGGAGCGTTTCGCCCGTGGATTTGAGGAGTATCTTCGCAGCGGGGAAGCACCTGCACAGGGATTGCGTTCCGTGTTCCGCCGCTTCAAGGCATGGCTCACGCGGATTTACAAGGATGTGACAGGCGCGGGAGTGCGTGCCTCTGCGGAGGTTGAAGCGATCATGGCGCGGATGATTGCGACGGATGAGGAGATTGAGGCGGCGGCTGTTGTCAAACGTGCGCAGCGTCTCCAAAAGATTGACCCCGAACTGATGACAGCGGATTCTGCCGAAACCATGATTCAGTGGGAAACGGAGGCGAAGGAACGCGCAAAAGAAACGCTGCTCAAAGAACTCATCCGGGAGATGCAGGGACGCGACGTTGATGCCCACATGAAGGACTACGAAGCGCAGCTGAAAGCCGAGATGCGGGAAAATCCCGTTTGGCAGGCGGAGGCGGTGGCGGAGACGTTCGGCGTCGGGCAGGTTATTGCAAGCGGCTATTATCCTACGGCGGAGGCATACGAAAAGGCACTCAAAGATGCCGGCGGCGGATTCGATGCAGCATACAATCGTCAGATGCGCGAGGAGCGGGAACGCTACAAAGCGGAGATGCCCAACGCCGAGACGATTGCGCAGCGTGCGGAAGAGGCACTTGCATCACAGGAATACAGTGCACGTCAGACGGCACTTGAAGGAGAGCTCCTGAACGAGTATATCAAGGCGTATGACAACGCACCGCAGCGCCTCAAGGACGCAATGATCGGTGTCGCCCGTGCGCTCGAACGTGAGGAGGATGCGCCGCTTGAAAAGGCGGTGACGGCTCTCAAATACGCGTTCCGCTGGCAGGAAAAACAGGCGCAGGAGATTGATGATCTGCGGGCGCTCCTCGCTTCTGCGAAAGAATCAGGAGAGGAAGATCGCGCAAAGATGCGTGAGAAGTTCGGGGAGGCATTTAACCGACTCAAACTCTCTGCGGCGCAGAACCTCGAAGCCGTACGCAGCCTCCGCGATTCGGCGGCGGGAAGAGTTGCTGCGATGCGTGCATATGCACAGCAGCATCTTGAGAACGCTCCAATCCACGAGGCGACGAATACGCGTCATTGGATGCGGCAGGTACAGAGCGCCGCAAAAGAGACAGAACGTCATCTCACGAATATGCTCCGCAAGAATAATGGAATTGAGAAGGAGGACACAGGCGACAAAGACCTTGCGGCGGCACGTACGGCAAAGACCCGTCAGCTTGCAATGGAGGCAATGACGCATGAGAGCGTCAAACTGAAACGCGAGCTCGATCGTATGGTGAAATACTTTGCCCGCCGGGAGAAGAATCTTGCCAATGACAAGACGGGCAAGATTGACGGAAATCACCGCTATTTCATTCATCATTTACTCTATGTGTTTGGTCTTCGTCGCTCCGATGGTGTGCCTTTCATGGGAGAAGGTGCGCGTAGTTGGTCGGAATTGATGCAAGAGATCAAGGACTCCAACGATGGCTTTGATGACGTGGATATTCCCGAATGGCTCACTTCTGCGGCAACGTCTCGCGATACGCAGCGAAAGTATACGGAACTCTCCATGCAGGAACTCCGTGATCTGCGTATGCTCGTTGAATATCTCTATGTGACGGGGCGCAACAAGAACACGCTCCTCACATCGGGTGAGAACATCGATGAGGTCGCGGCTCGTATGTATCAGAACTATGAGGAGCATATCGGTGAGCAGGACGGCGGAAAAGAAGCTCACGCCTATATGGTGCAGCTTTTGAAGCCGGAAACAATGCTCAAGGTCATCGGTGGCAAGAGCGGTGCGATTGTAGACTATCTCTACAATACGCTCTTTGATGCACAGGAAAAAAAGACGGAGGCACTTGAGGAGAACGCAAAACGATTGGAAGTGATCATTGGACAATACTACACGCAGAAAGACAGGCGCAAAGCGTGGAGCAAGAAACTCGGGATAAATCTCACGGATGGCACAGAACTGACAAAGGAGAATGTGCTCTCTATGGCTCTCAACTGGGGCAACGAGGGCAACCGTTCCCGCCTCGTCGCAGGTCTCTCGACGAAAACACCGTATATGGAGAAGGATGTCGAGGAGATTTTTGCAAAGACGATGACCAAGAAAGACTGGGCATTTGTGCAGGAGATATGGGATTATCTCAATGAGCACGGCGATGCGGTCAATGAGATCGTCGAAAAGAGCGCCGGCACGCCGATGAAGCGTGTTGCACCGGATGAATTTACGATCGAGGTATCGACAGGAGAGGAACTGACCATTCGCGGCGGGTACTATCCGATTCGGTATGACCCGAAGCGTTCTGAGCGTGCAGCAGATCAGGAGCTTGCAACTGTCGCCGAATCGGTTGGCGGCGCTATGGCGTTTGGGTCTGGAATGGGCTCAACGAAGAACCGTGCAAACGGGGCTCCGCTGGGGCGGCCGCTTGACCTCTCTTTGGATGTCATGTATCGCCACATTGATCAGCAAATACATATTGCTACGATGCGCCTTGCTTGCCGTGATGTCTATAAGCTGCTCAACCATTCGGCGGTTAAAGAACCGATCTTGCAGACGCTCGGAAAAGACGCCTATGACAGTCTGAAACGATGGGTTGAAAATACATGGCAAGAGCCAATGAATAACAATCTTTACATTGAGACTAAAGCGGAGGAGTGGCGCGCGAACACGGTGACGGCGATTATGGCGTTCCGTGTATCGACTGCACTTCTCAACGCATCCAATATTATGCCGATGGCAGATCGCCTCGGCACAGTCAATGCAATTCAGGCGATGTTGCAGTATCTCCGGCACCCGCAGAGGATCCGTCAATTCGTACTCAATGATTCGGCGTTTATGCGGAACCGTGCTCATAATATGGATCGCGATCTGAATACCAAAGGAAAAGACATTTTCGGCGGAAAGAACTCCGTTCGGAAGTGTCTTATTAAGTATGGGACATGGCTCATGGAGGAGACAGATATGCTCTGCAGTGTGCCAGCCTATTATTGGACATATCAGGGGCGGTACAACAAGGAGGTAGCGGACGGGACAGATGAGATTATCGCCCGTGAGCGTGCGCACCGAGAAGCCCATGAAGCAGTACGTTCAATCTTCGGTTCTGCAGATTCGATTGACCGCTCGGCGGTGCAGCGTTCGCAGAGCGGGCTTGTCAAGGCGTTTACGCCATTCTTTAGCTTCTTTAGCGCACAAATGAACGCGGTGTGGGAGAAGTATTATGCAGGGCGTTATGATAAGCACAAGAGCAGCTTTGTCGAGCGTTATTCCGGGTTTGTTCGTTCCTATCTTTTCCGTTTTGTCGCAATGGCCGCAATCGAAACGATGATTCGGCAAAGCCTTGAAGCTGTTTCGGCGGGAAGTGGTGATAAAAAAGATAAAGACGAATGGTATAAGAAATTTTTGAAGCAGTGGGCGGCAAATTCTCTCGGGAGCGTCGCAAGCGGATTCCCGGTGATCAATATGGTTGGCGAGATCGCACAAGGGATGATTACAGGAAAACTGCAACAAGGGCGCAATAGCGGCGTTGTATTCGCGGCCGTTGGGCGACTTACCGACCCAATACAGATGGCGTATTCGCTGCAAAGCGATAAGTCCAAGATTGACGCGATTGATTTTGGCCGCGCGCTGACAAAGGGAATCGCAGGAACGATGTATGCTGTTCCGGATACCTTGACCGATGGCTTCTGGAATACGGCGCGCTTCATGGCCGACAATTACCGTCTCAATAATCCAGATGATCTGCGTGAATTTATCGCAAAGACAATTCTGGATAAGAAACTCAAACAGAAATAGGAGGTATCAACATGACTGTTGAAAATCCGAATGTCAAGAATACGTATGGGGGGAACGGTTCTACAACCGTTTTCCCTTTTACATTTCTGCTCAACTCTGAGGACGTGAATAATGTTGTCGTCACGCTGACCAATGAGGACGGTGCGGAGACGACAACAACAGATTTTGTGTTGTCACTAAGCGATAAGAGCGTGCTCTATCCAAAGAGCGGAGCACAGCCGCTGCCGAACGGGTGGAAGATTACAATCCAGCGTCAAATCCCTTACACTCAAACACTCAATCTGATTAGTCAAGGGACATTCTATGCCGAGGACATAGAGGCGCAGCTTGATCGACAGGAGATGCAGATACAGCAACTCGCAGAGATTGTCGAGCGCACTGTGCGCGTCGCGATCAGCTCTGACATTGACCCTGCCGAGCTGATTGCAAAAATCTTCCAGACGGGTGTTGATGTTGCTGCGCAGCTTCTCGCCGCACAGCAAAGCGCATCTGCGGCGCAGCAGGCCGCACAGAACGCACAGGAAAGCGAAAGCAACGCGTCGCTCGATGTTGTCCTCGCGACCAATGCAAAAAATACCGCAGAGGAACATCGGCGTGCCGCCGAATCCGCCGCGGGCGCAGCGCAAACGGCGCGAACGGAAGCAGAGCAGAGCAGACAGGAAGCCGGCAAAAGTCAAACGGCAAGCGCCGCATCCGAAACGCACGTCAAGGCAATGGAGGAAAATATTACCTCCATGAAACAGCACATCGACGGAATCAACGTCGAAGTCGACAAAGCCGAATCTGCCGCAAAGAGTGCACAGGAGAGCGCGAAAAGTGCAGCCGCCTCCGCAGAGGCCGCGCAAAAAGCCGTCGGCACGTACTCCAAAGCAGATCTGGATAAAAAATTCCAGGAGCTCGACCAGCAGAACGCCTCTAAGTTCGTCGCGAAATCCGGCGACACCATGACAGGAGCACTCACGGTACCTGCTCTGACTGCTACCGGAAAGATCAAAGCTGATGGCGGAGTAGAGGGAAATGCCTCGACGGCGTCGGCACTCAGCACAAATGTCCTGACGTTTGCCAACGGGACAAAAATCTGGGTGGAGTGAGATCATGGCGGAACTGGTTAAAAAACTCAAACTGCAAAACACAAAAGGCATTGTCGAATCCTGCACGCTCTACTCAACAAAGGAAGAGGCGAACGCGATGGGAGGCGTCCTGCCGCTCCATGTGGACGGCGTGGACTGCTTCGCAGCACTCGGAGCCGTCACCGAAAGTGAAGCGACCGGCGGCCGGCAGGAGAAAAACGGAGTATCGCTTGCGATCTTAAAGCAGGGTGGAATCACGCCGGGGAGTATCACCGTGCAAGGAACGGGAACATTTACCGTCCCGAAAGGTGTCATTGTTTTGCAGCTGACATATTTAAACTTAAAAAAACAGAAAATCACTAGCTACGTAAAAGTAGAAGCAGGGAAAACGTATGGATACGAATCATATGCTGTAACTGGGGAACCTGGTGGCGGGGCTATGGTCAAAACAGTGTTTGGCAATTTCGCTTTTCAAGAAGGACAACTCCCAGAACGACCAATGGGAGGTGGACCATTACCAATCACGATCGCATGGTCAAACAGCATCAATAAAGAGACGCCCAACGGCACCGCATAAAAGGAGAGCACAATGAACAAAT